CCTCGGGCGACGGGAGGACCTTTGGGTCGGGAACGTACCCCGGGTGGATCAGGTCGCTCACCTAGTACAGCCCCGGGTTCTCGATGAGGTCCACGGGGACCTCATACTCGACGGCGTTCCTGCCGAGAAGCGAGGCGGTCAGCTTCTGGTGGACGGTGACACCCTTCAGCTCGGTGGGCGTCATGCGCTGGACCTCGTAGCGATCTCCTGACCGCAGGTCGACCACGACGTCCTTGTACTCCAGCCTCGGGAAGTCGAGCAGGATGTAGTCGGCGTACTTGACGTCGGTCTCGCCATGCGCTGAGAGCTGCGTCTGGACGGTTGCGGCCTCTCGGCGACCTCGCACGCGCACCGGAGACCAATAGCCGCCCTCGAACCCGGTCCCGAAGCAGGTCAGGCAGTGCTCCTGCGTGGCTTCGCGCAGGACCTGATCCCAGCAGACCGGGCAACGCGAGCCCCAGCGACGGCGCTTGAGCAGCGACAGCGGGACTCCGTTCAGGCGACGAAAACCCACTGACAGATCGCGCAGGAGCTTGCGCTTGAGGAGCCGGGTGCGCTTGTCAAGCCCGGGTTCCACGGGCACGGCCGGGCTCGAGAAGGCCGCGGCGTCGCCCGACGGCGGGGTCACCGTGACCTTGTAGAATATCTCCCTCGACAGGGAGAACAAGTTGACGGGCTCCCGGCCGTTCGCGTTGCTCGGCGGCGACGGGGGAAGGCTGAACGCCTCGTCGACAAAGTTGTAGGCTTCGCGAAGGCCGACGGCTATCGACTCCCACGGGCCCGCGGGCCCGCCGGCGCGGAACACATCGACGAAGAACGTGCCGCTTTCGTCGGACGACACGTCCCACTGCACGAACACCTTTGTCGGGTACAAGGCGGTCGTGCGCGTGATCGACACGTTGCTCACGGAACGACGCTCTCGACGCAGGTCGAGTCGGCTGCGTTGTCGACTGCGTTGAAGGCCCTATCGATGCGCTGCGAGCCCTCGTCACCCCAGCCCACGGGTGGCGTCTTTACCGCGGCGCGTTCCTCGTACGGATTCACGGAGGGTCCACGTTTCTCGGATCCCGATTGGACCAGGCCGGAGATCTTGTCGAGCCCCGAGGTCATCTGGGTCGGCTCGTCGGCGATGCTGCTGATGCCGAGGTGCCGGATGAGATCGGCGAACACGGATGACGCCTGCTCATCTGCGGGTCGGCCGTCACGGGCCCTGGCGAGTGAGCTGTCCGCGCTGGTGGCCGAGCTGTAGTGCGGGCTGGTGGCAGGCCCACCCTCCTGGGCGTCGTCCGCGGTCATCCCGAGGTTGAAGTTCGCACGCTTGATCGGCACCGGATGCTTGCAGGGCCCGTAGTGTTTGGGCTTGCGGCAGGTGCCGCAGAGGTCTGCTCCTAGTTTTGCTACGTGATCTCGAAAACTTGGCCAGTTCGGATGACTGCGGCTGACGCCGTTTCCGTCCAACGGAAAGAAGTTTTGATACGCAGCGCCAGCCCACTCGGGGTGTTGTGCAGCACTCGACACTCCCATGGCGCGTTGATCCATGCCTGCCGTATGGCCGAGGTGACCTAGTGCAGCTCCTGACAACCCTCCGGCCGCAGCGCCGCTGAGCGCTCCTCGAAGTCGATGGTCCGGGTCTCCTGTCGTCGCCCCGGCGATTGCACCAGGTATCGCACCCACTAAGGCACCCGCCAACACGGGCGGCAAAGCGGACAGCTTCCGCCGCGGCTCCATCCGGGTCTCGCCCTGCTCATGTCGGTCGAAGGTCTGGCTGAGCACCGCCGGCGTCGACGCGGGAGCGGGCACGGGTACCGGCGGCGGCGTCGGCTGGCTCTTCAGGACCGCGCTCTGCTGGACGATCGGGTTGGTCGTGGAGGGCCACGCGAGCTTGTGACGCTGCAGCGCCGCCAACTGACCATCGGCGTACGCGCACTCGAGGAGGCTCACGGCGAGACCACCGCGCCTGGCAGCGGCATCGACGAGGTCGCGTAGTCATCTTCGTTGCGCTGGAAGGCTCTGTCGATCGCGCTGCGCTGGCGGCGCCCCTGGTCGACGGGGTCCGCAGCGCCGGCGCCTGCGCCGTCCGTCGAGGTCGAGGCACCCATCCCCACGTTGAACGCGGTCTTCGCCGGTGCCGACTCGATGCCGGTCCCGGTCAGTCGTGAGGGGGCGGATCCCGGCTTGGGTATCCCCGGGATCTTGGGCACGCCGATGCCGGCCGACGCGAGCGACGGCTGATCCGGCAGCCCGAAGGTCGCTAGCGCGACGCGGCCGCCCTGTAGCGCTGCCTGCCGTAGGTTCACGTGGTAAAGCCCTAGCGCTTGACGAGACCCGCGATCAGGTTGTCCAGGCTGCCGGTCGGCTGCGCCGGGCTCGGCAGCAATCCGACCTCCTGGGCCTGCTTGTAGACGTCCTCGAGGGACGCGTAGCCTGCCTCCTTGATCGCCTTCTGGACGCCGATATCACGTGCGGTCTTGATGTGGCTCATCGAAGTCTCCTGGCTGGATTGTAGCTCATCCGATCACCTCTTGACCGTATGTGCCGTCGGCACGCCCGGGCGCGAGGTGATCGATATCGGAAATATTCCACAGCCAGTCGGGCATGTTCGGGTCCTGCCCTGCGGGGTCGGACCCCGGCGACCTTGGAGGGTACGGAAGCCGCGTGGTGCCGTGGCTGTGCTCGCTGCCATGCGGCTGGACGCCGGCCGGTGCGCCCATGGCGCCGGCTAGCTTGAAGCGCGCCAGCGCGCTCTCGACGCCTGAGCGCCTCGCCGCCCGCAGGTTCATCGGTTGAACCTCGACACGTTCCGATACCCGGATCCCAGAGTGCCGTACGCTGACTCGAGATTGTTCTGCGTCTTGACGCCGCGGGCCTGCTCGTCCCACTCGTCCTTGAGACCCTTCGCGAGCTGCGCGTACAGGGTCGCTTTGTCGTCGATCCCGATGGGGCTTACGTCGCCGTCCTGCACGGTTGCCTGGTTCCTCGCCTGAAGGAACGACTCTGTCATGAGCAGGAATCTCGCCGTGCCTACCAGGAGGAGGTAGCGCAGGTGCCGGGGGAACGACATCGGGGTCAGGTTGGTCTGCGGTGTGATCCCGTTGAAGGCGCTGACCGCCATCTCGAGTGCGAAGTTGACTTCCTTGTCGGTGAACTGGACCTCGTCGAGCAGGATGTTGTTGTCCGCGCGGTCCCGGAGGAACATGCGAACCTGGTCCTTCGAGAGGATGACGGGCATGGTTGGCGTGGCTACGACCGGCATCAGCGCACGAACGTCCTCTCCAGGCTGGCGACGACCTGGGCGATTTGAACCGCGGCGTTCGCCGTGCTCACGATCTTGATCGCCTGATAGGGGAGCAGGATGACCTTGAATCGGGCCTCGTCGAGCGCCAGAAACGTGACGCCGGTCGACTGCTCGATCGTGATGTCTTCACCCGCGAGCGAGGCTGGAAGGTCGTCGTTGATTTTCGTCGGGTCGAGATTCACGAGTTTAACCGTGACGTCGCTCGAAGCGCCGAGGTCCACGTGGATTTGCGTGCACACCAACGGTTCATTGGCGTTCCAGAAGAATAGGCCGCCCTTGGCCGCGACCGGATACCTGTACATCGCGTTGCCTGCGCCAAGCGGGCTGTCGGCTCGAACTCCCGCGGCCTGTGGAAGGGTGCCGTCGAAGTTGCCCGCCGCGGAGATTCGCTGCTGGATGGCCGTGGACCAGCTGAACGCTTGACGAGAAACTACCGAGGTGATGGATGGTGACGCCATAGCCCACGTATTGTAGGCCCTAGGCGAAGGTCTCGCGCGTGTCGGGCCCGAACTCGTCAGGTTTTTCGAAGCGTACGATGTACGAGTACCCGGGGTTGACCAGGATCGCGTTTCGCCAGCGCCCGCCCGCGTCGGTCGTGGTGACGCCGATCGGGCGCGTCAGGTTGCCGACCGCGTAGTCGCTCTTGAAGTACACGCGGACCTGCGCGTTCTCGATCGGGGACCCGCCGGGCGTCACATACGATAGCTCGCCGGGGAGCTGGTAGTCATGATCGACCTTGGTTGTGTTCTCGAATGGCGCGGGGGGCACGACCGCAGACCCTCCAAGATTTACATCGAAAGGACTCCATGGAATCGCGTCTGATATCGTTCCTTCTGCGAGGGTTACGCGTAATCGGTAGAAATAAGTCTGAACTGCGAGCCCTACCGTACTTGCAGGAAACAGTGTTAAATTCGCAGAGGCCCGTTCGAGATGAAACGATAACTGGTCTGGGTTGTCTGTGGTCGTTAATGTGATGACCGAAGTAGGGGCATCAGGACTGATGTTAACTAAGAATTCGGCCACCGCACCAGCCAACAATTCAACAGGCAAAGGTTCGCCATTAACATCGACAAAGTCGATCGTTTTTGAGAACGCGGTTCCGCGTATTACATCGATCCTATTCGACATTTATGGTCTCCATCGCACCGTATAGATTACCGTCTTCGTCTATACGAGACTTGATTGATTCGACCTGAATCCGACCTTCCAGGTGAATATCCACATGCGCCACTATTGTAGGTGTTTGGACGTTTCCAATCGGATTGTCGTCTGCACGCGACACGATTGAAAAGGCTTGCACGTGACCGACAAGATGGAGGACTGCCCGTCCTGGAGGGATAGGTGGGATTGTAAATATAAGCGGAGGCGGGGGCGGAGGCGGAGGAAGCTCTATTACTGTTGCTGGGCCGAAATGAGACCCTGCATGGTTACCTAGATGACCTCCAAAGTGCACGAGCTAGAGGTCTCCGTCGAATGTTCCTGGGATTCTTGTTCCGCTAGGGTCGAGTGTGAACGTTGCTCGATCTTTGGTGTTTGCTGCGTCTCGAAAGCGCTCTAAGCCTGACGTGCTGATTGCAAGACCCTGCGCGGCTGCTGCGAGGATTGACCAGTTGATTCTCAATCGCTGAACAAAAGTTCTAGCCTTGAGGGGAGCGCTTGGTTCAATTTCAAAATTGAATATCGTGTTTACGATCGAGTCAATGATGCCTATTGCAAATGACTGAATACTCGCCTTGATGTTTCCGGAACCATCGAGTGCCGTGGGCAGCCTTGATTGAATGTCCACGACGGATATTCGTAGTGCCGCTTCTTCTACCTTGGGGATCCCCGCGACGGTCGGCGCGGCCGCGGCCGTGCCAAGCCACGACCCCACATCCGAACTGATCTTTCC